CGTTCTGACCTCGGAAACCGTTGGCTAAATTGGTCATTCCTTGGCTCGTGAATTTCACATCTAGGAAACCTGAATTATAGTCATTTGTCGCGCTCGAATGTCGCACATTAGCCGTGAAATCCGATATTGTGGCAGAGGTTGTTGAGGTAATATCTATTATGGCCTGCCTGTACTTGCCTGATGCGTAATAGTCTCCGACATCGGCCCAAGCGTATTCGTGTTCTGCCTTAACTCCGCTTGTGTGGGTGGTTGTATTACCATCGCCCCAGTCAACCTGATAATCTACCGCGCCTGTTGTGGTAACAGTGAAGGCTGCGAAGTTGTGGGAGTCTTCAAATACTGCGTACAATGCTAGTAAGCGTTCGTCACCGTCTACTGTTGTAGGTAGGTCTAGCCATCCATCTGGTCTGATGTATTCGTCTATACAAACTGGTGGTGTACATATCATTGGTACTTGTGCAGCTTGTGTAACAGGACTGCCATCGCTATCTGTATGTGTAATGTCAGGTAGAGTTAGATCAGTTTCTGCTGGTAATACAGCCGTATAACCTGAAATCCCAATCGATGTATCAACGTTGGAGTCTTCTATCTTAATCCTACCACCAGAATACTCACCGATACCTGTACCAGTAGAGTTCTGTATATCTAAAACGAAGTCAACAACTGCTGGCCACGTCATTATGACATCTCTATTGATCTCAATGTTAATATCAGGAAGAATTAGAGTACCTCCTGATAAAATAGATTCATTATATGAACCATCACTGTTAATAACTAGCGCATCAGGGCAAGTGCCAGGAGGAGTAGGACTTCCAGTGAAAGGAATTGTACAATCAGAACCTTCAAATTCGACCTCAATATCAAGATCAAGATACCACCCAGCCACATAAGAACTTGCTATGCTCTTTATTGGAGTAGCAGTAGGGGTATTTAACACATTAAACCCATTGTCCTCATTTTGTTTTAGCCAGTTTACAAAGTCTTTTGTAATTGATAGCTGATCCGAGATAACATCTCTTTCGTTACTATCATCCTTTTCTAATAGATCTAAGAAATAGACTCTAACTGAAAAGGAACTAACACTATTACCTATAGTGTTACCTAAATGGTCTACCGTCACTGGAACTAAATACATTATAGAGTAATCTGCGTCTTCTGTTAGATAAGGCGTCATATCATCGTAGAACCCTTCTTCAAATCTTTGTATTTGTTGATGAGGGTCTGCGAATAGATCATTGATCTTATCTATGAAAATGTTGTAAGAATCCATATGTGTTGTTAATTTGTTCTATTATTAATTAATACTAAGGTTGATTCATTTCTGTACTTATACTAGGATATATATAACAAATAAAAGTAAATAAAGATGACAATACAAGAAATGAACCAAATCACTAAAATTCAAATGCATTCTGGTCTTAATAGTATGGAGAAACAAGTAGAAATGCTACGGGTTCTAGATCCTGACCTAAACAAGAAAGAGATATTAGAATTGTCATTAAATGAGTTTGAAGAGAAGCTTATTACCCTAGATATTAATAATAGTGCCACTGAGATACTAAAAACTTTATCACTTGATGGTTATACTCTAACTCTAAAAGGTGATAATAAGAACTTTGATTTTAGTGTAGGGCAAATGCTAGCTGTACACAAAGCTATGAAAGAGGACAACGCAGAATACTTACACAAAGTAATGGCTATCGTGTATCAAAACCCAGAAATACCCTTCGAAGAAAGAAGTAAGCTATTCTTATTTGTTGATCTCGAGGTCGCTATACCGTTCTTAAACATTTTGCAAAAAAAATACTGTTAATGATTGACTCTTGGTCAAAAGCTACACTAAATAATTATATTGAGATTAATAACACTCTTTCCTATCGAGAAGAATCTAGCGAAGAAGAGGTTCTTATAGAGCTAGTATCCATTATGTTAGACGTAGAAGAATCTTCTGTTAAAGAGATGCCGTATTCTAAGTTTTCTGAAATAATAGAAAAAACTAAATTTGTGTCAGAGCCGATACCCTACTCTAAAAAGCAAACAGTTAAAATAGATGGTATTACCCTTAAACGAATAGAGTTTAAAGACTTAGAATTTGGTGCATTTGTTGATCTTGAGCTGTTACTAACTAGCAAAGAGCAACATTTCAACAATCTTCCTGAGGTCTTTTCAACTATTTATAGACGAATAGAGAAAGAAGGAGACTCTTTTGACAAAGAAAAGCTAGAACTATATTCTAATTGGAGTAAGAGCAGATCTGAACTGTTCGAAGACCTACCTATAATCGAGGTACATAGTACTTTAGTAGACTATCTAGCATTTAGAACTAAACTAATGTCTAATTACGAAGGACTATTTAGCGAAAAGGAAGAGTTTGATGAGCCAGATTATACTGGTCTTTCTTCTAAAGAAGTAGAAGAAATTAAAAAAGAAGAGAGGGTTGTTAAGTGGGGATGGCATATCTTATTACTAAAGCTCGCTAATAACAATCCTCTAAAAATAGACGAAGCCTCTAATATGCCTCTAGGAATGGCACTTAATATTCTGAGTATGATGCAGGAATTAAAGATTGCACAATAATCGTTAATTTAAGTTTGGTCTGGATTAGCCTGGATGAGCCTGGTGCAAGATCTATTTAGATATAATATGTAATATAGACAGACTATATATTTTACCTGGTAATAGATGATAGTATGAAACTATCACGTGATTTAGTATATTAATAATATGTACCATTATTGTTATAGAACGACTTGCATCCTAAATAATACTTATTATATTGGAGTGCATTCCACTGAAGATCTTGAAGATGGATACTCTGGAAGTGGAGTTATAATAAAGAGATCTATTTTAAAACACGGTGTGGAGAATCACATCACGGAAATCATAAAAATAGTCAAGAGCCGAACAGCAGCATTTTCCCTCGAGAAGAAATTAGTAAATAAAGATACTTTAGCAGATGAATTCTGCTTAAATTTAATAGAAGGAGGTCAGGATTCTTATATCGAACAAGGTAAAATAAAAGCTCTTTTAGATGATGCCCCTCCTATCAAAAAAAGAAAGGTGATAAAAGATTCTAATGGAGAGTTTCACTATGCCACGTGACGTTTATTAATAAAAAAATAAACTAATGACTATTTCATTATATAAGAACTAAGAAATATCAGTTATTAAAAGGAAAAGGGAAATGATATAGGCTGGTATCAGCTTGACTTTAGACTTAACCTTTGATTACACTAAAATAGTATAAGCTGACCTTGAGTTAACTTTATTAGCTCTCAGCTTTCTATTACGATTATCAAAAGGAGAAACATAACTAACGTGGATCCAAGCAGGTTCTTTATCTGAGCCAAACTCCCATATAAGTTGATCATAGTCTAAATTCTCAGCGATATAATCAAAGATCTCTTTATTAGTTACCTTTCCATAAACATCAGCATCGATATCTACTGCTTGGCCCATACAATGTTGGCTAGTAGAACTTCCACCTATTCTTTTATTAAGATCGCCTGAGCGAAAGAATGAAGAAATGTATAATGGAACTCCAAAGTGAGTCCTGACTGGCTCAAATATCTTTTCTGCGAGAACTTCCATAGAAATTAATTGAGCTTCTGTTGGAGCGTTAGTAATTCCGTGCTTAGTCGCAGTATTCGATCTAGTGGCCTCTTTATAAGAAATATGATCACTTATCCTTTTCATCCTTTTCATCCTTTTCATCTTTGAATTTGTTAACTAAGGTCTCTATTCCAAATCTATTCTTTAAGATTTTAACCATAGGAGCAGGCAATAAGTTTAAGTCTCCTAGATTCTCGATAATGCTCAAGAAATAAGTTGAGTAGAATCCTCCTATTACTATACTCGGTAGATACGTGAAGATCGCTTGCCCTTTTCCCATCCAGAAAGATAGACTTAATAGAAGAGTTGTTACAATAAAATAGATTGGCATTCTCCATAATCTAGCACTACGAAAGGTATTATCCTTTATAGATTTAATGATACCTGTTACATAATCAGAGCCCATTAAAGCCCATAGAGTGTAAACTGCAGTAGGGCTCTCCCATATATAAGTTCCAATGGTAGCTGAAGCTATAGTAAATAGTCCAGCAGCCGCTACGTTTATTTTTAAATGAGTAAGTCCAGCAGCAGATTTAATAAAATCTACAATGGACGTGAATCCTAGAAAGTGAGGTGAAAGTGGCATTCATTAGTTTTATTTTTTAGCCTAAGTAAAGTCCACCATCATACTTACTAGAATGAGGACTCATATCAGTGCTGTTGTCTGCTATGTATTCTGGAAAAAGAGCTGAATTCTCACAAAGAAAATTAGATAATCTCTTAGCAAAGAAATCTGCTCTACTATATAAAACTCCTCTTAAGTACTTAACACCAGTCAAATCAGTACTTTGTGAGTAATCTCCACTCTGAGACATAAGACCTTTGCTATTTATTTGGTAGTTTATAAACGGTAGTGCTTGTTCAGCTACTCTATAAGCTTGAGCTGGTTTAATAAGATTAACAAGATCAGTCTCACTACTATTCAAGGTTTGATTAAGATACTTAGTTTGAATGTAATCATAGAAGTTCGTACCAAGAATATCTTGAATATAAGTTTCTTGCACAATATTAACAGTAGGACTAAGCTGTGCCCAGTCTACCAATTCTCCTACAGGAGTATATTTTTTTATGTAGGCTTCCGATGTAAAAATAGTAATTATCATTTAGTCTTCTTTTTTGCTAAGTGGCTTCACTTCATTAAACTTGAAAGTTACACTTAATTGTTTAAGTTTCAATAACTTGTTTATAACCGACTCTACTTGTTTTTGAACAGGCTCTATTACACCTCGCGTATAAATGCCAAAGGCAGTATCTAATTCTGTACTATTACCCAAAGAGCCAGGAGATTTAAGACCCATTATCAAAGGGTTAATTTTATGAGCGTAACAGATATTACGTTGTATAGCATCTGCTGTTATGTTAAATTGGTCATCTAAATTAGACACTGGAACTGGTTCTATTTCAGGAGCATTCTCTCCATCTCCAAAGATGATTAGAGGTTTGCCTGCATTTCTTGCTCCAGTTAATTGAGAGTCTATCTTTCTTGCTATTGCTCTTTGCTCCTCTGGAGCTGGTCTGTCTTTGAACTTAATAGTAAGAGAAGGGTTAATAGAATTTTCTATGTTACTCTTATGGAATGTAGATATTTCTCCATCAAGGTTAATCCAGTTGGTAGCTGCCGCGTAAGTAGGCGCTGTATTATAAAGAAGAGCGTTGTTTGGTTTAGCAAATCGAAATACTTCTATCGCCTCCCTATTAGTATTTCCTGCTTTAAACAGAGGAAGCATTGTAGTATTAAAATTACCATACTGTGCCCAATCAAGGTTGTGGTATACTCTATTAATTTCACTCTTATCTTCCGGATCGACTCCAAGTCTAACCTGAGAAGGCTCAACTCTTTTAAAACGAATAACTTTTGTCTTATCACTGTTCCAAAATTGCTTAAAGTAGATAGTACCGTGTAGTAAATAATCTTTCACTACCTCCTCAATTACGAACTCTAGATCATTAGTGCCATCAAAGAAGTTTAAAAACTGAGTTAAATCAACCTTTTCCATTGGTGTTAATGAGTCTTCTCCTTCTATTGTATAACCAGAACCAGTAATAAAGTTCTGTTCAAAATCTATAATTGCACTATGTAAACCACTAGAATTGTAGAGGTTGTTTAAGTAGTTTGGGTACTGATTAGTATCTCCAAACCAAATATAGTTTGATGTGTTGTATCTTTCTAAGTAGGAATTCAAATCGACTGAGTTGTCGTTTCCAGTATTCCAGAAAGAAAAGTCCTCAGACTTTACGTTCTTATCTTTACTATATTTAAAAAAATCAAAAAATGCCATTGCGTGTGTCTATGTTTTTATAAGTATAAGTCGTCTCCACTATTATTATTAAATTCAGCAGGATAGCCTCTTACAAAATACTTACCTTCTTCTATTATTCGGCCGGTAGTTTGTGCAATATCTAAAGTCTGAGACGTTGCCTCATATACTTCGTATTTACCCCATCCATACTCTATTTCGACTCTTCCATTAGATGGATCTAGAGCAGTATCTGCTTCTATTAAAGTCATTTCATTAAATCTCCTTGGATAACCAGAGCTATCTGCCATATTAAACAGTACTTGTGTATCAGAAGAAGAGTTAGTGAAACTAAATAAGTAGAATGGAACTGGTATCTCAGACTTCTCCGTTAAGGTGAAGATTATAATGTTTGTGCTAGCTTTATTTAATACGATCACTGGTAATATTATTATTTTGTAACTTGTTCTATTATTAATTAGTTTTACGTCACATTCATTCACAAAAATGGCCCAAAACAATAAAGTCTTGAGCCATTTAAAGCATTGTAGCTCTTAAATGAAAAGCTCTTAGATCAATCCAAGAGAAGACATTAAAGCTGATGCCACTTCTGGCATCATCTGAGCCTCCTCGCTAGTTATTACTACAGAGTATTTAGAACCATCTGCCTTAGCTACACCGGAACCTTCTCCGATAGAGGTTAAGTCTGAACCATTCTTCCATCCTTGTGCCCAGAACAGGCCGTTGGCATCCTCCATTATGATAAATAGGAATTGATAGCCAGATGCTAAAAGAGCAAGAGAGTTTCTCT